CGAAGCGGATTCAAGCGGTGCATACGGTGTAGTTAAGTTTGTTGACTTGTACAGTATTAATGATTCACACACTAGTGGTCTTGCACTTAGAGCTGATAACACCATTGGCAGTACAAATACACTTAAGGCTGTATTGAGAGCAGACGAAACTGCAAGTGTTACTGTAAACATTTCTACATGCCGCGCAACAAGCCACGACTTCTTATATATTGGTACAGGCGGATATAACAGCAGTAACTACCCTAACAGAATATACGGTGCTCCTACTGTTGACTGGGTATCTGATGAACAAGCAATTGACGAAAATGGTACTAGCAGTAAAGCACAAGTCCAAGAAAGATTAAAAGGTCGTTGTTTCTTCTCAAGCACTGACCAAGACGGATTCTTCCGTGTAGGACGCTTCTTTACCGTTGACCAAGGTACAGGATCTGTTACTTTTAACGCTTCACTGGTTCTAACTAATATCGACGGTATTGGTTTTAAGAGAGGGGTTCGCGTTAATGAGTTTTCACCAGACGACAGCTTTACAGATGCAAAGGGCGATGCTGTTCCAACCGAAACTGCTACCGAAGGATATATAAACAGACGTCTTGGGTGGAATCGTAGTAGCACAAATCTTGATGCCGGCGATATAATCGGCGGCGGAGCCGTTCGTCTTGACGGCGGAAACACTTTGACTGGCGACTTGAATATGGGATCTAACAAGATCACTAACGTTGCAACTCCAACTAACGGAACTGATGCTGTTAATAAAGACTATGTTGACGCAAATAACGAATTAAGCGAACTACAGGATGTTGCTATTGCTACCCCAGCTGAAGGACAAGTACTTGCTTATGTAGCAAGCGCAACCAATAAATGGGTTAACGTTCCGTTTGATACTAGTTCTGCTACTACTGACATTACATTTAGTTATGCATCCGGAGAATTAAGAGCTGCTATTGCATCCGAGGTAATTATGGATGCTGATGTTAATCTAAATGCTGCCATTCAGCAACGTAAACTAAGCATGAATGCTGCAACTACTAGAGCAAATGCTACAGGTATTACACAAGCTGACTTAGGACTTGCAAGCTTTAACAGCAGTGTATTTACATCAACAAGCGGATGGATTACTGTCGGCACTAGCGGTATTACAAACGCAATGTTAGCCGGCTCAATTGCAAATAACAAGCTTTCTAACAGTTCTATAACATTCGGCGACGGAACTACATCTAGTGCAATATCGTTGGGCGGAACTTTAACCGTTCAAGGTACTGCAAACGAAGTAGAAGTTGCATACAGCGCAGGAACATTTACTGTAGGATTACCAACTACTATCACAGCAACCTTAAGTGGTAATGCTTCAAGTGCTACAGTTGCAACTACAACAACAATTACAGCAAAAAACACTGATGCGGCGCCTAACTTTATTACTTTTGTTGCTAGCCAATCAGGTAGCTTGTCAACGTTTACTGATAGCGGGTTAACTTGGACGCCAACTACTAATACCCTTGGATTTACATCTGGATTAATTACTGGATTAAACAAAGCTACATTTGCAGGTTCTACAACAGTAAACGAAATCATAGTACCTACAAACTTATCGGATGCGTTGACTATACGAGACAATGCAGGAACCCCAGTTGATATTCTTGATATAACAACTACTACTGGTGCACCATCGTTTAATGTTAAGACAAACATGACGATTACTGGCAATATTGTGCCAAGTGCAAATAGTCCAACCGATAGTGGACAAATGTTAGGAGGTAGTGGAAACCGCTGGAATACTGTTTATGCAACTACCTTTAACGGTACTGCTACCGAAGCACTATATGCTGACTTAGCAGAAAACTACTTAGGAGACAGTAAGTATGAGCCAGGCACTGTGCTAATATTTGGTGGCGAGCAAGAAGTTACTACTACAAATACAAAAGGCGACCGACGTGTTGCCGGTGTAGTAACTACAAATCCAGCACACTTGATGAACAGTGCATTAGAAGGCGATCATGTTGTAGGAATTGCACTACAAGGTAGAGTGCCTTGTAAAGTTCTCGGACGTGTACAAAAAGGTGACTTGGTTGTAAGTAGTGCAATACCCGGTTATGGTATTGTCGACAACGATCCAAAAGTTGGAACTGTAATAGGTAAAGCAGTTTCTAATAAAACAGACGACGGTAAAGGCATCGTTGAAGTAGTAGTAGGAAGAGTATAATGGCAAAACAAACTATTAACGTAGGAACTAGTGCAAACAAGGGCGACGGGGACCCTTTACGTACTGCATTTACTAAAATAAATCAAAACTTTACCGAAGTTTATCTCGGTCCTGTAGTGTATACACAGACCCAAGTAGATAGTTTAACTCCTCAATTTGGAATGTTGATTTATAACTCAACTACAGGTAAGTTTCAGGGCTATGCAGCAGATACTGGCGACAGTACAGCAGGCTGGGTTGATTTACACTAAATATATAAAACGGAGATAATAAATGGCAATCAACCCGATTAATGTAGGCAATGCAGCGAACGATGGTACTGGTGACGATCTTCGCGAAGCATTTATCAAAATAAATCAGAATTTTCAACTACTAGACGGTATTGCAGAACAAGTTGGTAGCAACTTAGGATCGTCGGGCGCAGAAGTTTATTCGACTACAACCAATAATACACTTTACTTTAGAAGACTTGTTGCAGGCACTAACATACAACTAACTCAGTTAGCTAATACCATTGTTGTTGATAATACTATGCCAGAAGGACGTTCTACTGTTGTTACAAATTCTGGCAGCATAATTACTGGTGCTGGTATAAACTACAACATTTTAGGTGCTGATGCTATTACAGTATCAGCAAATGAAAATACAAAAACTATTACAATTACAGGAAGTTTGTTACAAGATACTACTCCGGAGCTCGGTGGAAACTTAGCGGGTAATAACAGAAACATTACCGGTATTAATGCACTAACTGCTACAACAATTACAGGAACAACCGTTAATGCAACTAACTTACTAACAACTAATATTGGCGGAGTTAATTATCAAAACAGACTCGGTAGATATATCAGTGGATTTGATTTAGGTGAGTTAGATCAACCAGTTGAAAGTATATTAGATTGGGTAATATTGCAAACTGGAATAGATTTTGGCACAATTGCAACGCCGGCAGTTGGGGATGTTGACTTTGGCAGCATTGTATAAGGAGATAACATGTTACCACAATGGACAGCGCCAACTAATACAATACTTGCTAGAATCCCAGAAAATGCAATAGTTTATCTACCTCTTCCATTAGACTCTACAGTAAGTGCAAATACTTCGATAATTTCAGGATCCTTGCCTCAGGGATTAACATTAACAAATAACATAATTACAGGTTCTCCATTTCCTGTAAACGAAGTAACAGTAAGTACATTTGTTGTAAGAGCTGCAAACACTTTTGGCGTATTAGATAGAACTTTTTCTATATACATTGAAAATTATCCTACATGGACTGAGGATAATAATTATAATTTTGGAACATTTGAAGAAAGAAACACAATTGATATACCGTTGCCTGTTTCTAACGTACAAAGTTTAAGTACTTCGGTTATAAGTGGATCTATGCCGCCGGGCTTAAGATTATTTCAGAATAGAATTAAAGGCACCATTTTAGAAGTTGCTCGTGATACAACATTTACTTTTGTAATTAGAGCGGATTTAGGAGGCGCAGTATTAGATAGAACTTTTACTATGACTATACAAGGCCCTGATAACCCTCAATGGATTACCGAAGAAGGAAGATTGCCAGTAGGCTCTAATGAATCATTTTTTATTCTTGATAACAGTTTGATAAATTATCAATTGTTAGCTAGCGATACTGATTTGCCTGCCGGAGATTCGTTGCAATATTATATTGCCGAAGGCGAAGGCGAACTGCCCCCAGGTATTAAATTAACTAAAGATGGTCGTATAACCGGCATAGTTGATCCTATATTAGCACTAGATGTAAACGCTTCAACCGGAGGATACGATGTAGGGCAATATGGGTTGTTTCCTTTTGATTTTGGAATAGTTAGTGGAAGCGGACTTGACACTTATTATTACGATACTAAAGTATACGACTATAGTGTTCCAACTAGAGTGCCTAAAAAATTAAATAGAACTTATGAATTTATAGTAACTGTAACTGACAACGTTGCATATGCAAAAAGAAAGTTTTCTATATATGTAGTTAGTGACGACTTTTTAAGAGCAGATAACACTATAATGAAAGCAGCAGACGGAGTATTTACGTCTGACAATACCTATTCAAGAGTCCCGTTATGGTTAACGCCATCCGACTTAGGAATTAAACGTGCAAATAATTATATTACAATTTATTTAGATGTATTAGATACATACACGTTAGCTGGCGATATACTCTTTTTCCAAGAGCCTGTAAATCCCGGTGTTTACAAATTAAAATCTACAGGAGAAACAATAGAAAACGGTAACTATGAAATCGGCGGTGTACTTCCATACTTTCCTAAAGCTAACTACCAAACAACTAGCATATTAGATTTTGATGTTATATACCCTGAGTCAGAAAGCAAGTTTCCGCCGGGCGTAACCTTAGATTCTGAAACTGGTGAGGTGGCCGGTATTGTTCCTTATCAACCAGCAGTTACAAAAGATTATAGATTTACAATTAGAGCCGATCGTTTTGATATAGGCGAAGGTTTTGTAAAAGTATACGGAACATACAACACTGAGGTACTTAGTGGAAATACTAGAATTAGAATAGCAAAACTTCCAAGAGGAACAATTGACGGTATAGATGATTTACAATCGTTAATTGGAAGAGAACTGCCTATCGAGCAACGTTATTACACAGTTAAAAATGTTTTTGGAGACAGTGAATTTTGGGACGAAATAGAAATTTCGTCTCCACTAGAACCAACACCTGTAGCTACGCCAATTACAATTAAAAAATCCGCTACAACTAGCCAAGATTACATTTTTGTAAACACCATGCTAGATAGAGATAAGAAATTTTATATAGGAAAACAAATACGATACTCTGATTCAGAATACTACCCAATTACTTCAATATATCCTTACATAGAATACAAAGTATATCTTGATGACAGTACAGTTGGAATAGAGTTAGTTACAGATGTAACCGGTCCAGTAATTGGAACTATAGATGAAACACTCGAATCTCTACTAGGATCTGCAGAACACCCAGCATACGTATCAAGCGTTTCGAATATTCACGGAGTTGTTGAATTAACAATGGTATTACCTGCTACAGCAGAAAATAGAAATACTAATTTTATTAAAAGTTTATTCCATACCGCAGATAGTTCACCTATAATCCTTAGTGAGTTAGATAATTATGACAGAATACAACTAGATATTGCTCTTGCTAGAACATATTCTACAAGCAATCAAATAAGTTTTGGAACTTATACTGGCGGGTTTTTCAGTATTACATTTCCTAGAGCAGAAGTTGATGTTGCTTCAAAGAAAAAAACATTTACCATTAAGTTACTAGGCGAAGTAGATAGCACTATCAATTGGATTACTGACGCCAACTTAGGAACTCTTAATGCTAATAGAATAAGTACTCTCTTTGTTAGAGCCGAAACTAGCGTACCTAATGCTGTATTAATATATAACTTAGTATCAGGTAAACTTCCGTACGGGTTAACATTGAAAAACGACGGAGAAATCATAGGAAAGGTTCCTATAAACGGAACTGCTACGTCTCCAGGATTAACTTTCTTTGACTCAGGTAGTACAACTTTTGACGGTGCTAGTACAACAATGGACAGAATTTACAATTTTACAGTATTAGCTCGTGATAGATTTGGGTTTAGTGCTGTTAGTCGAGAATTCACGTTAGTTATAAGTGACGCTGATAACTTAACTTATAGTAACATCTACATGAAACCGTTCTTGTCACTGTCACAGAGAGAGTCATTCCTAAGTTTAATGGACAATTCAAAGGTAGTAGAACCAAAGTTAGTTTATAGACCAAACGATCCTAGCTTCGGTATACAAAAGGATTTAAGATGTCTTGTGTTTTCAGGCATCGAAACACAAGACATAGAACTGTTTGTCGGTGCAGCCGCTAAAAATCATAAAAGAAAACGATATCTATTAGGCGATGTTAAGACTGCTATTGCTAAAAAAGAAGGAACGAACGAAGTTATATACGAAATTGTATATGTAGAATTAAAGGATCCTTCAAAACCAATAACTGGAAAAACTAGAACATTTTTTAATACATTAAACATGACAGGAAAAATAACTGCTGATAGTATTCGCTACGAACCAGGAGACGATTCATTTAAAAATGATGATAAAAGTCCATGGCGTTTTAGACCAAATACAAATACTATAACCGCTGACAGTAATGCTGTTAACGTGTCGCAAAACAGAGATAGTAAAAAGTATATTTCAAACATTGACAACATGCGAGATAGAATAAGAGAAATAGAAGTTATCGAAGACGACAGTACGTCAAGGCTTGCCAAAACAAGTAGAGACTTTTTACCATTGTGGATGAGAACTGCACAAGGCGACAATCTAGCTGAGTTAGATTATATACTTGCATTGCCATTAGTTTATTGTAAACCGGGGCAAGCAGAGATTATCAAAGATAATATAACTAATTATATGACAACTACTGGCTTTTCGTTTAACCAGTTAGACTTTGACATTGACAGATATATTATAGATTCTACTACCGGGAATAGTCAGGAACAATATATTCTATTCGCAAACTATACATTTAACGTTTAACAACGATAAATAATACAAATTAAGGATTAAAAAATGACTAGTGCAATTATTAGTACCACAATCGATGAAAATTTTCCAGTTGCCGGACAAGACAACGACAGCCAAGGATTTAGAGATAATTTTAATATTATTAAAACAGCTTTGTCTGTAGCTAAAACAGAAATAACAGATCTTCAAGACGGTGCTGCTAGAATCGATGGTGACAATAACTTTGATTATAATGCTATTATAAATGCTGAATTTAGAGGTTGTGTAGAGTTAGTTGAAGAAACAAATGCAACTGGAACTAGTGATAATGAAAATCTTGACTACAACCAAGGTAGTGTATTTGTTATTAAAGCAACTGGCAACATTGCACTTAACTTTCAAAATTGGCCAAATGACGGGTATGCTCAAGCAAGAGTATTCCTAACTGGTGATGGAACTGCAAGAACTATTTCTTTTACTACGGAAAATAGTGGAACTGTAAAAACTGATGGTAACGTTGCATGGTCTGGAGACAGTCTCTCAGTTACATCTATATCAAACCCAACGGTAGTTGAAGCATTTACTTATAACAACGGCGTTAATGTTTACCTAAGATATCTAGGAAGTTTTAGTTAATGCATCCAGTTGGGGAAGATTTATCAAAATTAACAGATTCCCAAATAGAATCTAAGCTTTACAAACTCAATTCATTATACTTTATGACTGAAAACTTTTCAGTCAGACATCAAATGATACTACTAATGGATACGTATAAGCTTGAACTCGACGAAAGAAGAACAGCGGCAAGAATAAAACAAGCTGCACAAGGCAACGATGATCTTGACAGTTTAATAAAAGTAAGTTAAACTAACTAAATGCTCATGAAGACTGACGAACTAGGTATACCGCGATTTACAGATCGCGATTTGATAGACATGATTTATACTGGACACATTAACAAATGCCATGTTGTTCTTTGTGATCCTTCTGATGATGTTAACAAATTTAATAAAGTTATGCTTGAGCAAGGACTTTCTTCTTTGCAAACTTACATATCTTTAGATGTTGATAAGCAAGCATTTGATAAAGTATGTCAAAACGAATGGTATATGCCCGAAAAATACAAAACACTCGACATAGGTGCTTATGTTGTATCCGAACTTATGTCTAAAACTGGTATTTTTGAAGCTTACGAAATGCAAGCAAAGCCAGAATGGGATAGAGTTTGCAAAGAACTCAAAGCATTTGAAGAACGCGGCATGAATGATTTACTGCGTTATATGGTTTATCTTGTAGACTTTATGCGCGAGAATGAGATCGTGTGGGGAGTGGGCAGAGGATCAAGTGTCGCTAGCTATGTATTATATCTTATCGGCGTACACAAAATAGATAGCGTAAAATATCAGCTTGACTGGCAAGAATTTTTAAAATAGTTATCAAATACGTTTTTTTAAAAAAATTAAATCATAAGTATTATTGGTAATATAAGGAGAGTAACATGGCAATGAAACAACCAGGCCGTAAGATTTACAGATCAGCTAACGGAAAAAACGTTGACTTAGATCTGCTTATTTCACGAAATGAGCTAACTCCGGCTGTTGGTAATGCAAAAGTTAATGCAAGGGGCGACGAACTCGGTCCGGGCGGAAAAATAGTACGTAAAAAAGAAGATATTTTAAAAGACTATTATAACAACAGCACTGGACTAAAATCAGAAACTGTAGTTAAAAATGACAAAAAAATCGACACCCAAGGAACTTCTGGTGTTACAGCAGCAGAAATGTCTGACTGGGAAGAAGATGAAGACGGCAATTTTATTAGAAAAGGTAAGTAATGTCTTTAACATTTAATACTATTAAAGGTACACTTACACCTATTGGTAATAGAGTGTTAGTGTCCGATATGTATTTTGGAGAACAAAAAACTCGGTCCGGACTAATTATTCGCGACGACAACGGAACTACAAGAGGCATTTATCCTAGATGGGGTAAAGTGTATGCAAAAGGCCCAATTAACAACGAAGAATATAACGTTGGAGATTGGGTATTAGTCGAACACGGAAGATGGACTAGATCTGTAAATATTGACAACGGATCTGGTGAGTTAGAAGTACGCATGGTAGAATCCGAAAGTATACTTATGTGGAGCGACGAAAAACCAACCGGTGCAGTGTTCGGAAAAGAATACACAGACGGCCAAGGGGTAGACATACGCCCCGAAGATTTTATTAACAAATAAGAGGATAAATTGACACAAGTCGATCTAAATAAATATCGTGATTTTGTTGCAGAAGTCACAAGCGATGCTTCCAATGACTTAGAAACAATGATTGCTAGGCTTCGCGAACTAAATGAAGTAGTTAATATTGCACTGCTGATGACTGGTAGTACCGGTGTAGCAGCAGAAGGCGGCGAATTTGCCGAAATTGTTAAAAAATGCGTATTTCAAGGCAAGCCTATGAATGACGAAACCATTTTTCATATGAAACGTGAACTTGGAGATATTGCTTGGTATTGGGTTAATGCTTGTCGTGCAATCGGCATTGATCCAAATGAAGTAATTACTGAAAATGTACGCAAACTCGAAGCACGATATCCAGGCGGACAATTTGATGTACAATATAGTGAAAATCGCAAAATCGGCGATTTGTAAATTTTATAAAGGAAAAAACATGGAAGAATTTATTGGAGCAATTAAGCTCGTTGCATTTAACTACGACCCAGACGGCTTTATGGCATGCGATGGAAGAATACTAAATATCTCTCAGTATCAAGCTCTTTTTGCATTGCTAGGATGCACTTTTGGCGGCGATGGAATAACTACTTTTGCATTGCCAAAACTAGAAAGTCCTTCTAAGGGCCTACACTATATTATCTGTGTAAATGGTCTTTGGCCATCACGTCCATAAAAGACGTTGACTCTTTGCTATTCTTGTGTTATTGTTCATAAGAATAGCAAGGAGTATTTTTATGGCCATCCATGGCATGATTGACTTAGAAACGTTAGACGTTAGACCAACTGCAACAGTTTTAACATTGGGTGCAGTAAAATTTAATCCTTTTACCAACGACGAACCGTACGACGAACTTTACTTAAAGATTCTTGTGGATGATCAAGATCGTTTAGGACGCACTACTAGTGATAGCACTATTGAATGGTGGAGTCAGCAAGACCAAGTTATTATGGAAGAAGCATTTGATCAGACCGGTGCTGTTACTGTAGAAGAAGCACTGACTAAACTTAATAAGTGGGCAGTCGGTGTTGATGAAATTTGGGGTCAAGGATATGGCTTCGACATTACAATGCTAGAAGATATGTATCGCAGTATAGGTAAGCCTATTCCGTGGCAGTTTTGGCAAATTTCAGATGCTAGAACAATTACCAAACGTATGCCCAAAGATCCCCGCAAAGACATGCAAACCGATCTACACAATGCACTTGCAGATGCTTACTTCCAAGCCAAGAGTGTACAAATTATCTTCAAACATCACGGATGGACAAAATAATGGGCAAACATATTAAGACTCAACTGGACTATGATATGATCGAGAGATTTGCTAAAGAAATCAAGCGTCTCGATCCAGAGAATGCTGTTCTTAAACACTATGCAGAAATGAAGAACTTTGAAGGATCGGAACTGCGTAAAGCACTGTCAAAATGACCGAAGTTGACTTACTGGCTTTTCGTGACACAGAACGTAGGCGAGAAGCAGTAAACTGGTTGTACGGAAAATACGGTCCTACAATCGAAGGACATTGGGGTATACGTGATTTGAGATACATTGTTTTTGAAAATTCCAAAGAGGCAACATACTTTATTTTAAAATGGAGTTAAGAATGATACGTTGGTATGATTGGGCAATTGCTATCCTAGCAGCAGATCTAATACTTGCTTTTGGTCTAGCCAGTATAACAGGTACAAACTTTTGGATGAATATTTTATACGGTTTTCTAGCAGGATTTGTGTACTCTGCATGGACTGTTGACTATTGTAATATTAGAAAAAGGCAAGAACATGGTAAGCAATGAAGAA